TAGCATTCTTAATCTTTTCAAACTCATTGTAAGTAGCAGAAATAGTTTCTCCTAAAGTTACAAAGAAAGTAATAACTGCAGCTGCTTCAGCATTAGACCACATCATAGCTACTTTAGTTGCTTTAGCTTGAGTTTCCATAGCTGCATAGGCTAAAATCAGTTTAGCTATATGCCCCGCTACTAAACTTAAAGCAGCTACAACTACAGTTTGTAAAGTACTTGCAAGGTTATCGCCTGTACTTACAAATAAAGTCATGCTTTTTACAGTTTCAGTTACACTTTTTACAAAGCTATTCATTGCAGGAGCAGTTTTCTCGTAGATAGCTTCTTGCAAATGCACAAAACTTGTTTGCATTCTGCCTGTATTAGCGTTTAAGTTATCTATAGAAGCATTGAAAGCTGGGGTAAACTTAGTTGCCATATACTGTATGAAATTCTCCATAGTATCTTTAGCAAATACCGTACCTGCTTTCATCTGTTTAGCTAATTCTTGAGGAGCAATATTCATAGAAGCTGCAAAACTAGCAAATGCGCCTGGGAGTAAGTTACCTAATTGCTTAACTAACTCTTCAGACTGTACTTTAGATTTATTAAAAATCTGAGACATAGCTAAGAATACATGGTTTGCTTTATCGGCACTAAGATGCAAACCTGTAATTACTGTATTTAAGTTAGTAAACATTCTCCATGTAGAATCTAAACTAACTCCAGAAAGAGACGTAGATGCTTGGAAGCCTTTAAAGTTGTCTCTTAAAATTCCAATATTAATACCAGTCCGTTCAGCTTCAGAATCTAAAGCTTTTAGTGCTGAGTTCATTGCGGCAGTACTACCCATAGTAGACTCTAAAGATGCCTTAACAGAATCTAACTCAATACCTACTCTAGGAATACCTCTTAAACTTTCAGTTACAGTATTAATAGCTGTATTCCAAAGTCTATACTCTATATTAATAGCACCGATACGAGCAAAAAGACTATCATAAGAATTCCTAACATCTTCTGGAACTCTAGGAATAGGAGACAATCTTGCGGTAGGTGTAGGCGCAAAAGCTTCAGTAGCTGAAGTCCGCATTCCTCTAAGCTGATTCTGTCTTTGTCTTTCGTTAAAGTCAGTTTCATTAGCTAAAAGTTGTCTATTAGTTGCAGCTTGTCTTTCAAGTCTTTGTCTAGCAGCAGTTTCTTCAATTCTAGCTCTTTCAGCTTCTCTAACTCTAGTTTGTTGTAAGCCGCGTTCTACTAAGTTAAACTCTTCTTGTTGGAGTTTAGCTCTTTCAGTCATATCCTCTCTAAGACTTCTTAGTAGTTTCTTACGGTCAGAGGATTCTGCAGACGTAATATCTCCTATAGCAGTTCCTAGTCTTTGTTTACTAGCTGCATTTAGAATTGCATTACGTTCTTCAATAGTTTTTCTTAAAGAGTCAAGAGTTATTTTTCTAGTTTTATCGGCTAAATCTTGTTCATCTTTAATCTCTTGTTTTGCATATCTAGCTTGCTCATTAGCTTTTAAAGTATTAGCTTGAGCTATCTGCTTAACTTCATCTTTACTTCTTTGAATAGATTCTTCAGCTTGTTGTTTAGCTAATCTACCAGCTTCAGACATACCACTAACCATAGCAGTTTGTGGTGTAAATCTAGGGGCATTAGTTAACTGCCCCATCATAGATTTATTAAAGTTTTCAGCTTGTTGTTTAGCTAAATCTGCGTCTACTTTAGCTTGTTCTTTGGCAGCCTTTTTCTTAGCTTCAACTACTTCATTAATAGCTTTTACTTGAGCATCTAGAGAAGCTTTAGCAGCTGCATCTGCTTCAGCAAAAGCAGTACTAAGGTCTTTAATACCTCCAGTTTCTGATTTAATCTTTAAAAGTAAAGTTTTAGTCGTCTGGTCTGCCATTATCTTCTGCCTTATCAACAATAATATCTAAATACCCAGAATGGATATAGGGAATCAACTGTAAAGTTCTCTCTACAGGCATACATTTATCTTTAACTAAAGCTAAAAGAACTACTGTATCTATTGCATAATACTCAGAAAGATAGTTAGTAAGAGTTCTATAAACAGTAACTATCTCCTCTAAGCTTTCCCAGAGGTAGAAGTAAACTTCTTCATCTTCCTCTATTTCACTAGATTCTTCAAAAGCGAGAGATTGAAAAGCAGCTTTAAAGTCATCCTCAACTTTTTTAGCTTTAGCTAGTTTGTGAGATTGTGAACTCTCTAAAGCTGCTCTTCCTAGAAACTCTCCCGCTTCTATAAGTTTTTTAGTTCAGCTTCCTTATAGGATACATTAACTAGTGCATCTCTATAAGCTTCAAAAAGGGAGTTCTTCCAAGGGTTAGAACCCATATAATGCTCTAGGAGGACGACTAAAGCTTCAGCTGGGGTTTGGAAGAACTCATTTGGTTCAACTGTTCTTGTATCGGCAACTACTAAGTCCTCTAAGTACTCGCCTTTTTCATCATAGATTTCAAGAACAGCATTTTTAATGTAGATAACTTCTTTAGAGATAAAGTTGAAATCAGCATTAGTATCTGTGGAGTCTGGAGTTTGTTCTTTGAATTTTGCTTCCAGCTGCGAAAGGTCATATCGTTTGAACCCTACAAGAATCTCGCTAGTTGCGCTTGAAGCGTCAGTAGCTTTTACTTTAAGTTCGATACTCGGAGTTTGAAGTTTTACAAATAGTTTTTTAGCCATTTTAGTTGTCCTCTAAAGTTATATAAAAAAGAGGAGGAGCTTTCACCCCTCCTTTGAAGCGCACAAAATCTTATTGGTAGAAGATAAATGAACTACCAGTATTACGGAAAGTAACATCACGACCTAAATAAGTTGCAATTTTACCTTGTTTTGTATTAGCTAATTGTAGTTTATCCCACATATAGGCTACAGTTGAGCCAGAAGTTGACCCACCAAACTTCAATACAGCTGAGAAGAAACTGCCAGCTTTAGTATCTGGTAAGAATACACCTGCCGCACCTACTTGGTCTTCTAACATAGATACAGAAACGTCAGTTGGAGTACCACCTTTAGCAAAACCAGTATCACACCCAGTCATATAGCGTTGGAAGTCATAACCAAAGAAGTTAGCTGCATTCAAAGTTGAGAAACAGAAACTTGAAGGAGTTACGTCAGAAGTTTTAACTACTGCAGTACCTGTAGCAGTACCAGAAGTGTTATTACCTTTAACGTAATAAATACCTTTAGTAGTTGTAGTTGCATAGAAAGTAAAGTCACCATTTAAAGCTGCTGGAGTTAAACCAGAAACTCTAATTCTACGAATCTCACCTAAAGGAATTGAGTGAGCCGCTGAGAATGTAATAGTTGCTTGAGCATTTACATAAGCAACTGAAGTTACTGTACCTGTAGTAGCTGTAAAAGTATCTGAAGGAGAAATCTCTACAAGTTGAGCAGTTTTAATTGTAGAATACAATACTGAACTAGCTACTCGCGTAGTTTGAGAACCAAAGTTAGCAGTTTGTTTAGCAACAGCTACAGGGTCATCAGCATTACCTTTCAAAGAGAATTTCAAAGAAGGTACTTCGCCTACAGTTGCAGTTACGTCTACAGTTCCGCGTAAATCCCAGAACTTATAAAGTTTGTCGTTAGTTGCATCGTCTGGAGATGATTTTCTAAAGTCAGCTGTACCGTAATCTGGCGAGTCAGTTGCATTATCTACATAAACTTCTTTAGTAGTTGCATCAACAATAACATTACCACCACAAACTTGGTAAAGTTTCCACAAACTAGCTGTATTAGGGTCAATAGCAGTAGTCATATCAGAAAGTACTTGTTGGAAAGTATCAATCTGCAAGTCAATGTATTTATCTTTTTCATAAGTGTACTCATCACGGGATAGAGAGTCACCTAAGTATTGATAAGAACCTGTATCGCGGGTAGGGTCGCCAGTAATAGCTGTACACGCAATAGCAGTTGTAGAACCTAAAGAACCTGTAGCTACTTTATTGGCAGTACCAGAGTTAGTTTGTAGACCAAAGTAAATAGCTTGATTCTTTTCATGGAATTTAACAGCCATTTGATTATGCTCCTTCTACAGTTGCAGCTTCTTCAGCCGCTAATAAGTCTTGAGCTGCTTGAACTTTACCACAAACACTGTCAGCAGGAAGTTGATTTGTATCTTGGAAAACAGTAGTATCTACTACAGTTCCATTCTCTTGAATAACACTACTAGCCATAAATACCTCTATAAAATTGAAGTTGTTGGAAAACCAATTCGCCAAATATCTACCCAATAGAACTTACTATTAGATAAACCCATAACTCCACCTTGGACGTAAGTGAAGCTTGTATGAATACTATTAGCAACAACTGGATTCCATCCTATAAGCTTTTTATAGATTGCTTTCCAAATTGTACTAAATTCTGCTTGCTGACAAACCAGCTGTATAGTAAAGTTTTGTACTAAGTTCTCGCCATTAAGGTCATATGTGTCATAAGCTATTGGCTGATTAGGGTTTTTACTATCTATATTATTATAACCGATGTAGATAATAGGTAAGTCAGTTAGTTCTTGCAAGTCAACCTCACGGTCACGGGCAAACTGAACTGTATAGCCTGTAGTATCTAATCTAGTTTTTAAAGTATCTAAAGTTATCATAGAAGAACCTTGGAGATGTAATCTACATAAAGTTTAGAGTATCCAGTAAGGTCTGGGACTGGAGTTTTAGTTAAACTAAATGTATAGGTGTAAGTTGTGTCGTCTATACTGAAATTATCATCAACTTGCACACCATTATCCGCTAAGTCTAAAGTAGAAACTTGAAAAGTAAAAGCTTGTTTACTTATTTCGTAATTTGTATCTAGGTTAATTAAAGATTCAGTTTGAAATCCAGGAATTCCATAAATCTCACATTGAGTAAAAGTTAGAAGTACTCCAGCTTTTTCAAGAACCATTTGTATATCTTCCATTTTTTTAACTCCAGAGTTTATCAGCTACTTTAGTACCGAAATCGTCTTTAAACTTTTGTAAGTAAGGGTTTGTGTCGTAAACTTTAGCTGCCATCATTGAAAGACTAGGACCATACATGGGTATATAAGGACTACGTTGTCCAATTAAATTAGCTCTACTAGGAAGTTCGTCCCAAGTATCTCCACCACTAAAGAAGTTCTTTCTTCTTAGAACTTGCAACTTGTTTTTTACTTTACCTCTAAAAGCTCCTTTAATTAGAGTTTTAGAATTTCTTTTAATAGAAACCACTACAGCTTCTACTTGTTTCTTTCTTTTAATTTTACCAGCTAATTCTGGTGTAAATATATTTGGAGCTATAAATGAACTTAGAATGCCAGTTCCAATAGTACTATTAGGAAAATCAGCTAATAATATTGGTTTTGACTGGTAAACCAAACCATTCTCTATAAAACCTAAACCTCTTTTTAAATTAGATTCAGTTCCTCCTACAAGAACAGAGTTTAAACTTCTATTACCTATGGAATAAGTTGCTTTAACCTGTGTACTTAGAACTGAATTTAATTCTCTAGCAACAGAACCTATGGCTTTCGCTACATCTTTCTCAAAGTTAGTTTGTTCAAAAGCTTGAACAATTTCATCTAATCCTGTAATCGTTGCAGTGAAAGCCATAGTTGTTCTACCTTACATTACTTTCCAACTAACAGTTGAATTGATTTTGGTGTGCATGAATAAAGGAGCTGATTGACCTTGTAACCAAGGAGTACCAAACTCGTCTTCTACCCAAGAGTTCCAGAACATTTCAGTAGCTACAAAGTCAGCCGCACCATGTTGAATAGCACCATAAGCTTGTACACCGTAGTTAGCAGCTGGAACCATAACTACCCAACCATTAGGAATAAACTTAGTTAAGCTAGTAGATGCACTCGCAGTACCTTGATATGCTGCATTGTATGTCCAGATAGGAATACCAGCAATAGTGCCACGAAGTTTTAAACCTTCTTTAGATTGTTGTTTAGGTAACAACTCAACCAAGAAAGAAGAAGTAGTTGTGATTAAAGTTGAAATCACAGTTGCAAAACTAGCGTCTTTAGTTACTTCTAACCAAGCATCGTCAGACATATAAATCTTAGAGATAGGTTCCCAAGATGCGTCTAACATTTGTTGTAAGTCAGCAATAGGAGATACAGTTTTAGTACCACCTGTAGAACCCCAAGCACGTTTACCTGCGCCACCGTTATCAGTAATAACTGGTAAAGTAGAACCTGTAGGTAAGTTAACTGCAGTAGCTGTTAAGTTTGCACGGTTAGCGCGACCACCATTTAAACTTGCAGCGTCAGTTGCAATGTTTGGTTCTAAATCTACAAGAACAGAAGGATGTCTTTCTGAAGTAGCAACATAAGAACCAAAAAGTAAGACTTGTGATGCCATCCATTCAAGTAAACGGTCACGTTTATCTTGCATTAACATCATGTTATCTTGTAGAGCAGAAGCAATACGACCAGCATTAGAAGTAGGAACAGAAATCTGTTCACCAACTCTTCTTGCACGAATGTTTCTGAAGTCAACTGTAGTTTTATCTTTCCAGTAAGCTGGATAGAATACTTTAGTTTGGTAGCCGCGAGCAACAGTTGGTTTAGCTTGTGCATCTGGAGCTACAAAGATACCAATACGCAAATCTGGGGAAACTTTATCTAAGTTAATAGTTTCAGTTTCAAAAGGTTGCATGATACCAAAGTTAGATTGTAACTCGGTAGGAGTTGGGTATTCACGGTCAGTAAGTGTACCGTAAATCTCATTTAATTCATAAGGAGTAGCAAAACGAGCCATTATTATACCTCACCAGTATCTAAGAATGTTAAGGCAATCATACTACCTTCAACAAGTTTTTGTTTTAACAAGTTAGTGTTGATTGCTGAAGGAAATACTAACTGGTCAGCAAAGAAATCACCTGCAATATAAGCTTGAGCAGCTTGGTCAGCTGAAGTAGCATCTACAGCGTAAAGTAAGATACCCGCTACTTTGTTAACACCAGCGTGTACTTTCCATTTACCAGCTGCATCACTTTCAAGAAGTGTGTATTGCGCTAGGTTTTGTCCAGTAACAACAGTACCAGTTTTAACTACTACATCTGGGTCTGAGCTAGCAAGAAGTCTTTTAGGGGTATATGTAAAAGTTTCGGCAGGCATTATTTAACTCCTTTAGAGATAGCGTGAGCAGCAGCAACAATATCTTTAATAGAGTAAGAAGAACCTTCAATCTCTACTTTAGTTTCAGTTGCATCAGTTGTTAAGTTTTTAGAAACAGTAGCTTCTACTGGAGCAGCTGTATCGATAGCAGTTGAAGTGCCGATAGCATCAGCAATAGCAGTAAAGATGTCAACTGCATCTTCTTTAGCTGTACCAGCTGAGATACGTTTAGTAACTTGTTCAGCTGTAATTTTCAAAGTCTGACCTGCGCCTAAGATGTCAATACATCTTGCACGTTCATCAGCAATAGCTTTTGCTACAGTGTTAGTAACACTAGCTTGCAGTGTAGCTAACTCCGTATCTTTAGCACTAAGTTGAGCTTTCAACTCTTCTAGTGTCATAACATCACCTCGTTTAGTTGTTGAATTTAGATTTAAGTTTATAACTTCGTCCATAGAGGAAACAATTCCATCTATAAGACCTAACTCTAGTGCCTTATTACCTAAGAAAGCATCAGCTTTCATGTTGACAATAGACTCTAAGGTTAATTGTGGGCGGTTTTTCGCCACTTCTGCGTTGAAAAGACTATCAAGTTCAGCTAACATCTCTGAATACTTATCGATAACAGCAGAAGATATTTGTTCATGTGGATTATAAATAGCTTTATCCTCTTTACTTCTAAGGATAGTATAGCTATAGCCGTTGGCTTTATCTGCTTCAGTAACATCTACTAGGGACATGATAACCCCAATAGAACCTACTGTAGAACTTTCAGTAGCATATACTTGTTGAGCGGCAGAACCGATTGCATAAGCAGCTGAGGTCATAGAACCGTCAGTAAATGCAACTGTTTCGACTCCGTAAGTTTCTGGTAAAGAAGCTATATAGCTTGAAAGTCCAAATAGACCAGATACTTCCCCGCCAGGTGAGTCAATGTAGAATAAAATCTTATTTGCGCCTTTAGCTACTGCGCTTTCTACTTGACCTTTAAGACTTGAATAAGAAGTAAAGCCAGATTCTCCAGCTCCTCCTTTAGAAACTAAACTGTCAAATACGTTAATAACTGAAGTCTTACCTTCAGTTACTGCAGTCTTATCTGTAGGATAAGCAACTCCAGAATCAAGAGCTTGTCCCGCTAATAACTTTAAACTCACATTACTAGAGATAACTTCTAGCTTATCTTGGCTAATAGCCAGAGGAGTGTTAATTAATCTTGTTAAAAGTCTATGATGTTTGTTCATATACCCACCTTGGAAATGATAACCCTTTATACTCTCTTTGAGCGAGAAAGTCAAGGGTTATCTTATTTATTTACTTACATTCCAGCAGAATTAGGATTTGCTTTCACGTTCTTACTTTGTGCTGTATCTTTAACTATAGGTTCAAAGCTAACTCCACTTTGTTGTTGAATTTTCTTGTCCTCAACAATCTCCTCAACAGTCAAGTTTCTTTCCTCAAGTTTACTTTCCCAAGTAGCGAAACCAGACTGAACTTCTAATAGGTCAGCTTGAGCATCTTTCAAGTCATTAACGCCATACTTTCTTGGATATTGGAATGTAGGAGTTAAGTTAGCAAAACTCTTGTTACTATAAATAGCTGCAAGTTCTTGGAAACGATTACAAAGAGGTTTCAAACCTAAGTTTACAATATAAAACTTATACATGAACTCGGCTCTGGTTTTCATATCAATAGCTACTTGCTGTAGAGCTGAGAAACTAATTCCTGTAAGGTCTCCAGTTAAAACTTCATAAGTAAGTCCAGAAGCTTGAGCAATTTTATGTAGTTCAGCTTTGATTAATTCGGGTAAGTTAGCTCCAATATCTGTACCTTGGTAGAAGTTAATATCCTCGCCTTTATTTAGATATTGGACACCTCCTCCAGAAGCTTGTGTAACCACTCTCCGCTGACCTGTAGACTTATCAATATCGTTTGGGTCGATACTGTTAAGAGCAGAACCGACAGAAACAGCGGCAGAAGGATTAGTATTGCGAACAACCCAGCTAATAGCTTGGGCAGCTTTTTGTTTAGCAACTGTAGCATCGGTAAGGTCGTCCAGTTCATATAAAGGTAAAAGGATAGGAGCTAAGGTTGGAATACCTCTCCACTGTCCAGGTCTATCTCGGACAAATAGATGTAGAACTTCGTCAGCAGGTACTTCAACTTTTTCAATAGAATACAAATTAAACAGATTAAAGTTAGGAGTTCTTTTACTAAAGTAATAAATAACTGGTTTGCTATTCTCAAACTTAATACCATTACGGGTAGTTTGAGGAAACCCATTAGTAAAGTTAGGGTCTAAGTACTCTGGTTCAATATTCTGAAGAACTAAAGGAATAGGGTGACCAGCTCTTTTCTTAATCAACATTCTGCATAGAGCTTCTCCAGACTCAAACATAGCTCCGTTCCAAGCTTCTTGAGTATTGTCTAAAGTACCATAACCATCTAGGTTTGGGTCAGCTGCAAAAGTATCCCAAAGAGCTTGCATCTTTTTATTAACTTTACCTTTATCGTCTTTCCACTTTACAGAGATAGCGTTAAGGTTGATAAGGTTCTTGGTTTTAGCTGTCTTTGCCCAACCATTATTTCTAACAGCATGATGTGAGCGTTGCCAGAGAAGGTTAAGTTCTCTAGCGGCAAGTAAGTCAGACTCTCCAGTAATTAAACCTTTCTGTTCAAGTCTATAGTTAGTAACAGCACCATCAAAAGCTTGTTGAGTAGCTCTTGAGTAGTAGAATTCTTCTGAATCATAAGGTAAGGACATATTAGGCTCTGAATTTAGTTACGTTAAGAGGAATGTTAGTCATAGTTCTAAACTGCATCTGAGGTTGAGCCTGTAAACTAGCTAACTCCTGTGTAAGTTCAGCTTGTTCAGCTTTAAGAACATCGTAGGTAATTTCTTGATACTGGAAGAGTCGTGTAAAGTCTCCAGAACCTAACCGAAGTTGAGTTAAGCGTTTACCAGCTATTAAATCTTGCAGAGCAGCATTAACAACTGCTAAATCTGCTTGTACTTCTATAAGTGTTCTAGGCATTAAAGTCTCCAGATTCTGTAGTAACGTGTAAGTGCTGCTCTAAAGCCGCAAAGTGGAAGTTGTTATAGTTTCTAATCTGTATAGCATAAGCAGCATGGAGAGCCATCTTTTCACAGTCAATAGCTTCTTTATGTTTACCTGCAATCAGCTTATAACCAGCTTTAGTTGTATCTGTTTCAAATGTTTTACGACAAGAGAGAACTCCTTCCTCGTAACCACCGTACATAGTTTCGCAGTGATAGTGTCTATCTCGATTTCCTTTAAGGTTAAACCTGCGAAGAACTTCCTCATGTGCGCGGTAAGCTCCCATAGGAAAGACATTTACACCCATAGTTTGAGCTAAAGTCTTTCTTTCTTGAGTACTTGAACCTACTTCCATAGTGTTTGGTTCGTTAAATATCTCATAGTTGTTGTATTTAAGTTCCCCAATACCTTTACAAGCAAAGATATGTTGATGTTTAAGGTTCATCTCTGAGACCCATCTATATACTAGTTCAGCTGTTGCCCCATCCCCAGAGTCAATAGAAGCAGCTGAGATGGTTAGGAACTTACCTTTACCTGCTCCATGCGCCCATTTCTGAAAGATATAATCAGTTAGTTTGCCCCAAACTGGGTCACTATAATCAAGTACATCCCCAAAGATTTCAATCCAGTTCACTAGCCAAGAGTTACCGTTTCTACCCCAAGCTCTAGTTACTATAGCAAAACGATTATGCTGTACGTCAATACCTGCAGTAAGAATAAGACCTTCATAAGGAACTACTGTTTCTGGGTAGTTTAGTCTTCTAGCTTTCATTTCATCTATGCTCAAGCCAGCATTTAAAGGTACATAAGCTTCACCTTTAGAGTTATTAGTAAAACTTTTCATTAGACCTTCATGCCCATTGTCATATGCTTTTTGAGCTTTAAGCTTTTGTTTAGCTAGGTTTACAAGTGAAGAAGCTTCAAAGGAACTTAGCAACTCATTAAAGGCGAATCCATAAGTATCAGATACGCTAGGGTTAGAACTAACCCAACCCAGATTGTGATGGTCGAGAGCAGCAATAACATTTCGTTTCTTATCGTCATTGTTCCATATTCCTAAGCAAAAGGGACATTCATAGTAAGCTGTTTCGGGATTATAAACTCCGTAGAACTCGTCTATTCTTCTTTCCTGCCATTCATCGCACTTTAAGTTATCAAAGTTTAGAGAATGAAACTCTCCGCAAAGATGACAAGGCACTAGGTAAACCATCTTATTACTTTGTTCGTAAGCTAAATCTACTTGACTAAAGTCTTTGTCTGTAGGAGTTCCAGCATATATAAGTTTACTGTCTGAGAAGGACTTCATTCGTTGTTTGAGGATAGACATCCCATCCCCTTGATTATTAACGTCTTTCTTAACACCATCTGGCTCTTCCACAACTACATAAGGTATTACAGAGGACTTTCCGTCTTCAGCTGTCCCCGCATTAGCTAAAACTAAGAAACCTCCATCATAGGGGATATGCTTATGAGATACTTTAGCTAAACTTCCAATTTTCTCTTTAAGTACAGGTGTGTGTTTAATATAAGGGACTAACTTTTCTTTATAGAACTTCTGAGCTGAAGCTGCTCTAGGAAAAGCAATCATTATATTTCTAGGGTCTAAGTCAATAGTTCTACCTATCCAGTTGTTAATAGTTTCTGTCCAAGCAATCTGAGCTGACTTCTTACCTACAATAACCATAATCTCTGGGTCATCAAGACATTCCATTACATACAGCATCCAAGGAGTTTCCA